GGTAACTTTGGTAGTACTACACGCTTTGATTATAGTGTCCTGGGCGACGCTGTTAATTTGGCTGCTCGATTAGAGTCTAGTTGTAAGAACTATGACGTAGACTTAGTAATTTCTGAACACAGCTTAGTAGACGGATATGAAAATGAATTTTTAGATGATGTAATTGTGAAAGGAAAGACCGAGCCAGTAAAAATCTACACCATACGAAAATAGTACTTGACATACGATCATATTTTTAGTATAATAATAAACATGTGAAATAAATATCACAAAGAATCAAAACATCATATTATGTCAGAAGAAATCAGAGAAGTAGCTATGGACTTAGAAAAACACGAAGCCGTTTGTGCGGAACGCTGGAAGACTGCGTTTAACCGTTTCGATGACATGGATGAAAATATCAAACGAATAGAGACTATAATAATATCTTCCGCAGGAGGATTATTAGTCGGAGCAGGAGCACTAATAACTACAATAGTGATGATGCATTCTTAGGAGTAATTATGAAAGGAAATAAGTTATATACCACAAAAGAAATGAAACCATCTGATAAGGTGGAAGAAGTCAAAAAAGAACCTACCCACACAATAGAAGAAAAAAGAGGTAGATTTCATGTAAGAGATTTATTAGGAACTAAAGTTGCTGTATTTTTCTCTATGCAAGATGCAGAAGATTTTATCAGATAAAGAACGGTTAGATATGCAAAACTTGCCCAGAACTTAGCAAGTTTAAAGTATGTAAAGTATGTAAATGTTTTATGCCTTTAAAAGTAAAGATTAAAAAGGCAAGCTGTCCTAAGGGACTCTGGAGGAGGTGATCAAATGCCATACGGCAAAGGAACTTACGGTTCAAAGGTTGGAAGACCAAAGAAGAAGAAGAAAAAAGGAAAAGGTAAAAGGAAAAAGTAAATGAAATATTTAAAGATATTATGGAACATCTTAACTGGCAAAGACCAGAACATGGATGGCACAGTTGATATAAAAGACGCTTTAATGAAAGCAGAAAAATCAGCAAGAATCACTACACAGAACATAGGAGAGTAATATGGCACTGCCAAAATTAAATGATGTCGTTAGAGTTTATAATGATAATGGACATCAAGACGGAGTTTGCTACGAGCTAGATGACTTTGCTTTCCATGTTCGTATACAAGAAGATACGTTTACCGAAGATACTCTAGGTAGCCAAGTAGCTTTTGATACAAGATTAGTAGAATGGGAGTTATTATATGCAAGTGGGTGAATTATGGAGAATTTACGGTCCTGAAGATGAGGACGGTAATAGAAGAACTTGGAGAGACTCATTGATAACAGCTATCAATGGGGATGAACTCACAGTAGATGTCAAATGGGACACTAGTGGAGTTGAGTTTGAAGGACCAGGTAAAACAATAGCCGCAGCTTCAGAAGAAGTTATGGAAAAGTTAAAAAATGTAGATGGAACACATCCTTACTGGGTTGAAGGAGACCCTGAATAAGTTATGCCTCGTAAGAGAGTAGCTAAAAAGAGACCCGTACCAACAAACCCTACATTATATGCGAGAGTTAAAGCTCAAGCAAAAAGAAAATTTAAAGTATATCCTTCAGCATACGCTAATGGATGGCTAGTAAAGACTTACAAAGCCAAAGGCGGAAAGTACCGAATGGGTACTGGACGTAAGAGAAAATAATGGCGAAACCAAAAGGTGGATTAACTAAATGGTTTAAAGAAGGTTGGGTAGATATATCCAGACCTAAGAAAGGCGGTGGATACATGCCTTGTGGACGTAAGACTTCCAAGAAGGGAAAATATCCCAAATGTGTACCAAGAGCCAAAGCCGCTAGAATGACAAAAGCACAGATTCGTTCAGCAGTTCGCAGAAAAAGATCTGTTAAACAAGGAGTCGGAGGTAAGCCTACAATGGTAAGAACCTTCGCAAAAAGAAAAAAGCGTACTACTACTCGTAGAAAAAAACGCTAAGCAAAAAGGAGAGAAATATGGCAAGTTTTTTACAAGGACCTCAAGGTGTTCATAACACTCAGAAGATCAAAAAACATAAGCTAAAAAGAGGACTTACTAGAGATTTAAATGCAGCCGCAGGCGCATTAGTTAATACTAAAAACCCTCATGGTATAGAAGCATTCAGATATGCTGCAAAAGCTAAAGCTATCGGACCAATGCATGGTAGGACTAAGAATCCACCTAAAGCTAAGTTCCCAGGCAGAAAAAGAAGATAATGGCATTAACTAAAGCAGAGAAGGCAAGAGTCAAGAAGGCTGGTCTAACTAGACTAAATACACCTAAAAGAACCCCTAAGCATAAAACTAAGAAAGCAGTTGTTGCAGTTAGGGTAGGTGGAAAAGTAAAGATAATTCGCTTTGGTGCACAAGGAATGGGGCATAATTACAGTCCTGAAGCTCGTAGAAGTTTCAAAGCCAGACACGGAAGAAATATTAGAAAAGGTAAGTCGTCAGCGGCATACTGGGCAAATAAAGTATTCTGGGCAGGTAAAGGTGGTTCTACTAAAAGACCACCAAAATCACAAAAATATACTAGAGGATTAAAACGTAGAAAATGATGAAACAAGACGGTAGGAAACTATGGCTAGATGAGTGCTTAATAAACGGCACAACTTTAATACTTCACACAGAAAAGGTAGAAGAAAAAAGAAGACTAACAGCCAGAGAAACGAATATAAGACAACTAGCAGCAGCTTATTGTTACTTATATCACAGAATTCAGGAAGAAGGATTACTTAGCCCTGAAGATGAGGACAATTTTTTCGAACAAGAGAATATCCACTAATGCTTACAATTAGTAGAGAAGACATTGTTGGGGAATACCTCATGGAGTACAACGAGCAATCGAGGTATATAAAACTCCCTGTTACTGGTTATATGGACTTACTTGGTATCAAACCTAATAGTAGCCAAACCGCCATCATTAACGCTATCAATAATCCTAAGTATCGTTTTGTGTGTGCAGCAGTTTCCCGTAGACAGGGGAAAACTTATATAGCAAATATAATAGGGCAGCTAGTATCCCTAGTTCCAGGCTCTAACATATTATTAATGTCGCCTAACTACTCACTATCACAAATTTCATTCGACTTACAGAGAGGACTTATCAAACATTTTGGACTAGAGGTAGTCAAGGATAATGCAAAAGATAAAGTAATCGAACTATCTAATGGTTCAACCGTAAGAATGGGATCTGTAAATCAGGTTGATTCCGTGGTCGGTAGAAGTTACGATTTAATAATTTTTGACGAAGCAGCTCTCGTAAATGGTAAAGATGCATTTAACGTTGCACTACGTCCCACACTAGATAAGGAGAATTCTAAAGCTATATTTATATCTACTCCTAGGGGAAGAAATAATTGGTTTGCGGACTTTTATTACAGAGGGTTCAGTGATGAATTTCCTGAGTGGGCGTCATTGAGAGCTACTTATCATGAAAATCCAAGATTATCTGAACAAGATATTGATGAAGCAAGAAAAAGTATGTCTGAAGCTGAGTTTAGCCAAGAGTACGAAGCTGATTTTAATATTTACGAAGGACAAGTATGGGCCTTCGACCATGAAAAATGCGTTGCAGATTTAGCACAATTTGATACAAGAAAGATGGATGTGTTTGCCGGACTTGATGTCGGGTATAAAGATCCTACAGCTTTTTGTGTAATAGCATATGATTGGGACACAGGAAAATACTACGTTGTCGATGAATACTTAGATGCAGAAAGAACCACCGAACAACACGCAATTCAAATACGAAAGCTGATACATAAATGGGATATCGATTGGATATACATTGATTCCGCAGCTCAGCAGACTCGTTTTGACTTTGCACAGAACTATGATATTTCTACTATAAACGCCAAGAAATCAGTATTAGATGGCATTGGTAAAGTAGGAACAGTAGTTGATAATGACCTATTAATTATTGACCAAAGATGTGACGAGACATTGATGTGTCTAGACCAGTATCAATGGGACCCAAACCCCAACTTGTTAAAGGAGAAACCAAAGCACAATCAAGCGTCTCATATGGCCGATGCATTGAGGTACGCTTTATATTCTTTTGAAACAACTGCGACTACTTTCTAGCATGTCAAAAATAACTCTTGACTTTTGGTTGTATAGTTGATATAATTGATATTATAAAGTGGAATTAAAGAGAGATCTCATAAAATATATACGGGACAAGGCAAAGTCCGGGTACCAGAAAACAGATAATTGTTATATCTGTGGAAGTAACGACAGTTTAGACTTTCATCATTTCTATTCATTAACAGAGTTGTTAGAAGAATGGATGAGAAAGAATAATTTAAAGATAACAACAGAAGAACAAATTCTCGCAGTACGAGAAGAATTTATAAAAGAGAACTTTGATAAAGTATATAATAAAGCTGTTACTATATGCCACAAACATCACTTGAAGTTACACTCAATTTATGGGAAAAAACCGAAACTTATAACAGCACAGAAACAAGAGAAATGGGTAAAAATTCAAAGAGATAAATATGGCATGGTATAATTTTATAGCAAACAGAAATAAGAGCATGGGAGACCAAGAAAAGTCTAACCCTGCCCAATATATTATTTCTAGAGATGAAGGCCTTATGGTTGAATCTCGTGAGGTTGTTACTAATTATAGGGACGCATATGAAAAACTAGAAGTAGTCAATCGTAGCGTAAACATGATAGTCGACGATGTTGCCGAAATTCCTTTTGAATTAGGTGATAAGATAGTTGGAATCACTCCTATTATTAAAAACATTAGAAAGTCCAGAGTTAATTTACTATTAAACTTTGAACCAAATCCTTACCAAGATATAAGTAGTTTCAAAAGAAATCTTATTATAGACTTATTACTAGACGGTAATATATTTATATACTACGATGGATTACACTTATATCATTTACCTGCCGATAAAATGAAGATACATACAGATGAAAGAGAGTATGTAGATAAATATGAATTTGACAGCAGCATTGATTTTCAACCAAATGAAGTTATACATATAAAAGAAAATAGCTTTCACTCCATTTATAGAGGAGTGCCTAGACTTAAGCCTGCATTTAGAACAATGAACTTACTTGCAAACTTAAGACATTTTCAAGATAACTTCTTTAAAAATGGTGCAGTACCAGGACTAGTACTTAAAAGTCCTAATACTCTTTCTGAAAAGATTAAAGAGAGAATGTTACAATCATGGACTGCAAGATATAATCCAGTATCAGGAGGCAGAAGACCTCTTATATTAGATGGTGGATTAGAAGTTAGCAATTTAACTAATGTTAACTTTAAGGAATTAGATTTTCAAGACTCTATAAAGTCTTGTGAAAGAATAATTTTAGAAGCAATGGGAGTACCACCAATCTTAATGGATGGTGGAAATAATGCAAATATTAGACCTAACCATAGATTGTACTATTTAGAAACAGTACTACCTATTACTAGAAAGATTAAGTATGCATTAGAAAGATACTTTGGTTTTGAAGCAAATGAGAATGTATCGGGAATACCTGCATTACAGCCTGAGCTTAGAGATCAAGCCTCTTACTACGCTACCCTTGTAAACACAGGAATAATGTCTCCTAATGAAGCGAGAGAATTATTAAGATTAGAAAAAATAACTGGATTTGATGAGCCTAGAGTACCTGCAAATATAGCCGGGTCAGCTGCGAATCCAAGCGAAGGTGGAAGACCGCCTCAAGAGGAACAGGAAGATGAATAGAGTAGCAATTATAAAAAATGTAGCAGAATACATGGCATCAAAAGGAAAATTTCTTTCTATGAGTGAATATAGTAGACAGAAAGATGTCCCATGTAACGCCATGAATTTAAGAAAAGCATTTGGAAGTTGGTCAAGAATACAATTACTCGTAAGATGTAACCATCCAACTTTATGGAACAGTATGCTAAAAGGCATACCTACTACTACGGTAGAACCAGTTGTCGAAAAGAAAACAACTAAGCCAGCTAAAAAGAAAACAGCTGTTAAAAAGGATGCAAAATAATGAAAAAAATATTCCATATTTCTAGTACATTTGAGAAATCCAATATTGATGAAGATGGGTCTATCATAATAAAAGGATTAGCAAGTACTAATGCTTTAGATAGAACTGGTGATGTAATCGATCACAACGCATGGAAAGAAGGAGGCCTAGATAATTATTCAGGCAATCCTATTATTCTTTTCAATCATGACTATAATAGACCAATAGGCAGAGCAAAGTATTGCGATGTCACTCAAAATGGTTTAGAGTTAGAAGCAAAGATTTCAAAGTCTGCTGGTGATATAGTAGACTTGATTAAAGATGGTGTTCTTGGGGCCTTTTCCGTCGGTTTCAAGGTCAAGGACGCTGATTATAACAAAGAAACGGACGGATTTTTAATAAAGAGTGCAGAACTCCTCGAGGTATCGGTGGTAAGCATACCAGCTAACCAAACCGCTACTTTTTCAATATCAAAATCTTTTGATAATGATAGCGAATATGAGAAGTTTAAATCACAATTTAACAAGGCTCACTCTGTAGAGTCAGTTATAACTGACAAAACTGAGCAGCCAAGTGCCGCAAATGCGGATATTATGGAGAAAGATATGTCGAATGACAATATAAGTCCAGAGTTTGATCTGAAGGCATTTGCTGAAGAAGTTGCAAAGAAAACTGCTACTTCAATTGCTATGCAACAAGCAGAGCAAAAAGCTAAAGATGACGCAGAAGTTCAAAA